GTGGCGGTGTTCGTGGTAATTCCGCTGGCGGCGCTGGCCGGGTTCATCTGGTTCATCATGTGGTCAATCAAGGTGCTGTTTTTATGATCCTTTTAGCCATTGTTACCGTAGCTGGAGTGAGTCTGCTCGTAGCCACGTTAGCGGCCATCTACTTAATGGTGACTGATATTTGGCACAGGCTCGGATGCGATAAGGACCAACCACCCGACGAGAAGCCATGAGAGAGAAGTGGACGATCAGCCGGCTGAATGACGAGACGCTTTTGGATCGGCGGACGATCAAGAAGATTCTCGGGGGCACGGCGCCCATCGATTCGGATGGGAAGAGTGAGTTCTTTTACCTGGCGGATTTTCTGGAGGCGTGGCGGCGGTATCTGACGGAATCGCACGACGCGGAGAGTTTGAATCTGACGATGGAGCAGGCCCGGCTTACCAAGGTGAACCGGGAGAAGGCCGAGGTGCAGTTGGCGGACTTGCGCAACGAGGTCATTCCGAAGGAGAGCATTTTCCAGGTGTGGGCAAACGTCATCATCTCAATTCGCAGAACCATTCTAACGGCTGTCGGCGTTAAGCAGTGCCCGCATTGCAGCAAGGACGTGCCGCTGCTCGGAGACAAAGAGAAGGATCACATTTTAAATGAACTCAAAAGCTTGGACCGGGATGCGCTGGTCGAGCAAAAGGAGTTCGATAAGACAGCACAGCCATCAGAAAATGAATAGTTACGACGTGATTTGCCGAACAATGGGAAGCGGGATGGCTAAAAAGCTATGGGCGGTCGATGCGCCAACCGCGATGGATGCAATCCATGCGATTCCATTCTCCGAGCGGGTTGGTTGGATAGTTGAAGCGCACCCCAAAGGCCAATGGCGGCGAAAAGAGCGCGACTGGAGAATCAGAAGACACTCCCAGGCGGCGGAATACCACTACGCAAAGGCTCGCGAGTTACAGAGGCGAGCATGACCACGCGGGACACAACAGACTCCCTGCGGGAGTTGGTGGACCGGGTGTTAAACCTGTTTGAGCCGCCGGAGCGGATCTCTTGCTCGACTTGGGCGGAGAAGTATCGGCGGTTGTCGCCTGAGGCATCGTCGAAGGCGGGCGGGGCGTTCAGTTTCGAGGATGCGCCATGGCAACGGGAGGTTCTCGACGCCGGCAGTGACCCAACCGTCGGCGAGGTGGTGTTGAAATGGGCTTCGCAGGTCACGGGCAAGACGGAGACGCTGAATAATATCATCGGTTATACCATCGACATCGATCCCTGCCCGATGCTGGTGATTCAGCCGCAGTTGGACATGGGGGAGACGTGGAGCAAGGACCGGCTTTCGCCCATGTTGCGGGACACGGGACGGCTTCGGAACAAGGTGAAGGACGCGCGCACGCGGGATTCGGGCAATACGCTGCTGCACAAGCGGTTCCCGGGCGGGCATATCACGATCGCGGGGGCGAATTCGCCGGCGAGCCTGGCGTCGAGGCCGATTCGAAAGGTGATTTGTGATGAGACGGACCGGTATCCGGTGTCGGCCGGGACAGAAGGCGACCCGATGGCGCTGGCAGAGAAGCGCACGGAGAGTTACCCGGACGCGATTATTTACAAGGTGTCGTCCCCAGGCATCGAGGGGTTATCAAATATCGACGCGGCTTACAACGCGAGTGACAAACGGCTGTGGTTTTGTCCCTGCCCAGTGTGCGGCGAGCATCAGTCATTGCGTTGGGACCAGGTGGACTGGAGCGAAAAGGGCACTGAGGAAGCGCCGGTCTACATTTGCGAATACAAGGGCTGCGTTTGGGACGATGCGATGCGGCAGAAGGCCATCCGGGCCGGGGAATGGCGCGCGACGGCGCCGTTTAAAGGTGTGCGCGGGTATCATTTGAACGGGATCTATTGTTTGTTCCGGCCGAAGCGGCGTTTCAAGACGCGGTTGCAGCAGATGGTGGCCGATTACAAGAAAGCGAAGGCTGGCGGGGAGCAAAAAGAGAAAGTCTGGTGGAATACGTTCCTGGCGGAGACGTGGAAGATCAGGGGGCAAGAGGTCAGGAGTGAGAGCCTCATCAAACGGGCGCGGACGTGGAACGGGATCCTGCACCCGCGGTGTTTGGTGGTCGTGGGGGCTGCGGACGTCCAGACGGACCGCATCGAAGCTGAGTTTCAAGGTTACGGCGACGGGAATGAGAGCTGGGGGCTTGGGTATCACGTCTTGATGGGCGAGACGGACAAGGATGAGGTGTGGAAATCACTCGACGCGCTGCTCGATCGGACATGGGAGCATCCGAGCGGGCAGAAATTGCGGTGCGTGATGTTCTTTATCGACATGGGGCATCGGCCGGCGCAGGTGGTGAAGTTCACGCGGGCGCGCGAGAGCCGCGGGGTTCATGCGTGCGCGGGGAGCAAGACGGCCTGGGCGGCATTGTGCTCGAGGCCGAAGCGAACGACGGCGCGCAAGGCGGTAAAGTTCGAGATCGGCGGAGACACGGCGAAGGAAACGATTTATTCACGGTTGCGCGTTGAGGAAGAGGGGCCGAGGTATTGTCATTTTCCGGTCGGTTACGGTTATGATGAGGAATTTTTCCGGCAGTTGACGGCGGAACGGCTGGTGACGGAGTTCGACGAGTTCGGGATGATCAAGAAGAAGCATTTCGTTAAGCAACGGGAGCGCAATGAGGCGTTGGACATCCGGTGTTACGGTCTGGGGGCGCTGGAGTATTTGAATCCGTATTGGCCAACGCTGGTGAAGAATCTGGCGGTGAAAACGGCAGAGCAACAGGATGGAACGGAGAGAACGGAAGAGAAGAAGCCGGCGGCGCCAGTGTTGCCCGTGCGGCCGGGGGCGCCGCGAGGGATTCGGCGGCCGGGCGGATGGGCGAACCGATGGAGATGATTTATGAAACGAACAAAGAAACGATTCACGCTAAGGCCAGCCTCGAAGCTGGAGATCAAAAAGCAGAGAAAGGCCACGAAACAGAGGAAAGGTAGAGCAACGGTTTTGTAAACCAGTGCATACCCTCAAAAACACCAATGAAATCAATGGTTTTATGAATCCCGAGAAAATGTCGCCTTTAAAAACGTATGAAACTGTGTGTCTCCCTTTCGGGCGGTAGAACAAGCGGCTTAATGCTTCGCATCCTATTGGACGAGATGCGCGACTTCGCAAAGCGATTTATCATCCTCTTTTGCAACACCGGAAAGGAGCGCAATGCGACATTGGACTTTGTCCGCGAGATGCAGAACCGCTGGGGCGTGGAGGTGATTTGGCTGGAATATACGCGGGTGCCAGCGATTGAGATTGACCCAATGGTGTATCCGCATCCCAAGTCTCAAAAGACAGTGCGCGAGCAGCAAGAGAAGGGCTTAGATACGCATTGGTTTCGCGTGGTGAATTACGAGACTGCCCGCCGAAATGGAACACGCGGACCTTTTGATGAGTTGCTGGACTGGGCCAACGTCCTGCCAAACATCCAAGCGCGATACTGCACGGTGCAAATGAAGGTGCGCACGATGATGCGCTATATGTTCTCACTCGGGTGCTATGAGTGGGTGGATCATATTGGCATCCGTGCCGACGAAGCGCACCGGGCCTTGGAGATAAAAGCCAACGCACCGAAGTATCGTCCAGCCGTGTTCCCGCTGATTTCCCGAGGTGTCACAGAGAAGGATGTGACCCGGTTCTGGCAAGGGCAGGATTTTGACCTTCAACTACAGCCACACGAAGGGAATTGTGATCTGTGCTTTCTTAAGGCCAAGCATAAGCGGTTAATGCTGATGCGCGATAATCCCGGCATGGCTGATTGGTGGATAGAAAAGGAGCGCGTGTTTGCCGGTAAGGCGACAGGTGATGGAGCCTTTTTCCGAATTGGCCAAGGCTACGCCAAGTTGCTCCGTAAGTCTGTGGGGTTTGTTCACGAGGAACAGACTGGACTCGACTTTGATATACCATGCGGCTGCGGAGACAAGGGCTTTGTTCTCAACGAGACCGAAAACTACGAATTATGAAAATGACGCCAACTCAATACTTCGCTGTGTGGATTGTGGGCTTCTTCTTTTTCTTCGGCGTCATAACATTTGTGATGCTGCTCACCCAATGAAACGCCTCAAGCGCAAGCGAGCTTGAAAGGTGAATTATGAAAACACTTCTAGAGCGAATCGCGGCCATGGAGGCAGAGGCCAAGGAACTATCAAAAGAGATTGAGGCGGCTGGCCAGATGGTGGCAGCTTACGCATTCGATGACGTTCTGATCGGCCTCAGTAAAACTCAAGGCGTCTGGAACCATGCAATCAAAGACACAAATGAACTCAACTGACTGGATACCATGCAGCGAGCGGTTGCCGGAGGAGAAAGGCCTAGTCCTGACGTGGGATGGGAAGTCTGTAGACGTTGGAACTTTTGGGCTGGGCGCATGGTCAGCGGCGGGGAAATCGTGGTGGAACCGGGAGGGCTACGAAGCCGACGACATTACCCACTGGATGCCATTGGACCTGCCCGAGCCGCCGAAGGAACTATCAAAGGAAAACCCAGCCGTAACGCCAAAGTGCACCTGTCCATCCGTGGCTTGTCACCTGCATGGTTTACCGCCCGGACACGCGAGCGGGGGATGGTGATTTTTATGAAACTCAAAACAACCCCCGAGCCGCCGAAGGAAAAGGAATGAATTATGGAAAGACCTGAACATTACGAACCGGCACCCCCGCCGTCGCTACTCGACACCGCCCGTGGCCTTGTCGAAATCGTCGAGGGTGTTACATCCGAACGATGGGCCGCGAGCGACCGAGGGCAAAGAGAGTCGGCCTTGTAATTACATACCCAGCGAGGAAAGTAAAGCCATGACACCCCCCGACAAAATGACCGACGAGGAACTGCGCATTGAGATTGCGGAGTGGGAAGGCGTAGGTAATCGCTGGATGATTATGAAGCGCGGGCTTTACTATCGGCCACGCGGGAATGGCTACACAGCGAACCCTGCGGAAGCGTGGATTGTTGATGAAGCGACGGCGGACGCTCACGTTTACCCGCACGACGAGCCGGTGACGAAGCATCGCGCACCTCTGCCCAACTACCCCCAAGACCTGAACGAGATGCATGAAGCGACGGCGAAGTTGAACGACGACCAGCATGAGCGTTTCAGGGACAACGTTTTCGAGACTGTCGAAGTGCGCGAACAACTGACACCGCTAGAAATCCTTTCAAGGCAGGTGCGCCGTCTTGTAGACGCCACCGCCCGCCAACGCGCCGTTGCTTTCGTCAAAACTATTCGGGAGATTGGGAAATGAATGAGCTATCACTGGAGCAGAAAGACGAGGCAGTCAGATTGCTCCGGGTGATTGCATTTGAGACGTGCAGCGAAGATGAATTGTTTGCGGCGCTGAGACAGGCACGTTACTTCTTCGGCGAACGCGAGCCGGGGCCGAGACGCAAGCCGATTAGCCCGCTTGGTCCGCGCAAACGCCGAGCAAGACGACGAAAGTCCCATGCCAAAACGTAGAGGCATCTTCACGGCGCAACGGCTCTGATCCCTGGTGTTGTTTTTGAATTGCAGGGGGGCGGCATTGGTGGTTCATTAGATTTGCTAATGGTAACTGCGCCCGCCAAAGCCACGAAGGGAAGGACGGTTGTGAGCTTGACCGCGCGCGCGTGGCGGTTGTTGCGGCGGCGCAGTGGCGTGGATGCCTGGCTGCAAGTGCTCGAAGCGAGACGGCGGAGCGCGCTGATTACCTGGAATGAATACGCGCGCGAGGTGAATGATTATGCTTCGGGAAACTGAATCTTTCACGGAAGCCGAAGAGCGCCTGGCGAGGGCGATGCGCGAGGCTGTCTTTGAAAAGGAATGCAGTGACGCGAACTGGATTGCCTGCCGCGAATACTGGATTCGCACCTATCGCCTGTTCGTCAACAAAACCTCGGCGGTCGAAATCAAAGCGGCGGCATGACTGAAATCCCACAGAAGGAACCGAGTGAGGTGGTAGCCGGCGACACGATCAAGTGGACGCGCAAGAATCTCTCGGGGGATTACCCGGCCAACGACGGCTGGACGTTGCAGTATCGCATCTTCGGCCGGAAAGGGAATTACACGGTGGATGCCTCAGCGGACGGGGCGCATTTCGCCATCACGATCGCCGCGGCGGACAGCGCGGCGTATGTGGCCGGGGATTACACGATACGGGGTTTTGTTTCCAAGGCGGGCGAGCGGTATCAGGTTTACGAGAGCCGGCTGAAGGTGGAGCCGGATCCGACGAACGTGGGGTCGGAATCGATCGACGAACGCACGCACGCCAAGAAATGCCTGGAGGCGATCGAGGCGGTGCTCGAGGGGCGGGCGACGCGGAGTGACCGGGCGTATACCATCGCCGGCCGGCAGACGGAGCATTACACGTTCGAGGACCTGCTGAAGCTGCGGGATTATTACGCCGGCAAGGTGGCGGCGGAAGAGCGGGAAGCGGCCACGAACCGCGGGGAGAGCGGCGGGCAGGTGCTGGTGAGGTTCAGCCGACCGTCATGAGATTGTTGCCAAAATTGTTTGGGCGCCGGGAAGCGGAGTTGTCTCGCATCAGAGAGATTGGCGAGGTGGCGGACGGCTTTCGGCGGAGCGTGCCTGGCGTCGGCGAGATGGCGGCGGTGTTCATCCGCCATAAGTGCGCGCCTGCTGAGTTTCGGTCGTTCTGCGCGCGGGTGCGCGCCGGGCGCGGTTTCAATGCGGCGGCGATAAACCGGTTGACCGGGGACTGGCCCACGACGTTGCAAGGGCTGGATTCGACGCTGCGGATGGAGTTGAAGCCATTGCGCGCCCGGGCCCGGGACCTGACGCAAAATAATCCCTATTTTTCCGGCTACCTGCGTTTCCTGAAAACGAACGTGATCGGCGGAGAAGGCATGGCGCTGAAGGTCAAAGCCATGGATCCGCCCCGGGTGGAAAACGGGAAGCTAGTTCAACGGCTTGACCTGCTGGCCAACAAGGTAATTGAGAACGCCTGGTGGGAATGGAGTAAGAAGGAAAATTGCACCGTTCATAAAAACCTGACGTGGCTGGACGTGCAAAATTTGATGGTGGAAACGCTGGCGGTGGAAGGACAATTCCTGGCGATCAAAAAACGCGGCACCCAGGCCAAGAATAAGTTCGGTTTCGCGCTGCAGTTGGTCGACAACGATTCACTGGATCTCGATTACAACGAGGATTTTGGCGACGGCCGCCAGATCCGAATGGGCATCGAGAAGGACGGCGACGGCGCGGTGCTGGCCTATCATTTTTTCAAATATAACCCGAGCGACACGTTGTATGCGACTTCGACCCGGCGGGAGAGGGTGCGCGTGCAGGCCAAAGACGTGGTGCATTTGTTCATGACGCGGCGCATCGGCCAGACGCAGGGCTATCCGTGGTCGGCGGCAGTGATGCTCATGCTGCAGATGCTCGGGGCCTATGACGAAGCCGAGCTTGTGGCTTCGCGCAATGCAGCGAACAAGCACGGATTTTTCAAGCGGACCGGCGAGGGCAAGGGTTACGAGGGGGCCTCGGACGGCGCCGGGAACAAGATCATGGAGAGCGAGCCGGGCTCATGGACAGAGATCGACCAAGGCTTGGAACCGTTCGTGGTGGATTGGAAGCACCCGAGCGGAGCGTATGCTTCTTTTGTTGGGGCGATGTTGCGCGGGATGGGGACCGGGCTGGGGTTGAGTTACCCGACGCTGGCAAACGATTACGCGAGCGTGAATTTTTCGAGCGGGCGCATGAGCCAGATGGAGGAGCGGGAATTCTGGAAATGTCTGCAACGTCTGGTCGCGGACCATGCGTGTTCACCCATTTACGAAGCCTGGCTGGATATGAGCCTGTTGGGCGGGGCCATTCCCCTGCCCTATGAAAAGTTCGACAAATTCAATTACCCCTGTTTTTACGGCCGGCGGTGGACCTGGGTAGACCCGCAAAAAGAGGTAACGGCGAAAATCATGGAGTTGAACGCCTGCCTGACGAGCCACACTAGGATTCTCGCCGAACAGGGCATTGAGGAGGACGAACTCCTGGACGAAATTGCAGAGTTCAAGGCGAAGTGCGAAGCGAAGGGCATTAAGCCGTCCGAAACCCCGATTGTTGTCAACATCGTCAACGAAGCGGAGCAACCACCGAAGTGAAGGCTCCGCGCAGAGTGGTTTGCGCCGGCTGCGGAGAGGTGTTCCAGACGACGGACAGCCGGAAGCGGTTTTGTGAGTTGCGTTGCCGGAATGAGCGACGTCTGAACCGGCAATTGCGGGCGGCGGCCCCGGTGAACCACCTTTTTTCGCCGGTCTACTGATTGTTCCACGTGGAACATTTTCTCTAATGGACGATTTCACATGACTCATTCCCCTAATAATTCCCGCTTTACTATAAGTTTCGCTAATGATAGGCTTGCGGAGAGATGGCGAAAGATGCGCTGAAGCTGAAACCGTTTCATCGAACGTTCGAGTTCGACCGGGCGGCCATCGACGTGGAGAAGCGGACGGTGGAGCTTTCGTTCTCGAGCGAGCTGCCCGTTGACCGGTGGTTTGGCAAGGAGATCCTCGATCATGAGGAGAAATCCGTCGACCTGTCGCGCTTGAATGGCGCCGCCCCGTTGCTGGTGAATCATGATTTTGATTTCCAGGTTGGCGTAGTGGAGAACGCGCGGGTGGAAGGCAAGAAGGGTTATGCGACGGTGCGGTTTTCGAAAAGCGCGCGCGGCCAGGAGATTTTCGACGAGGTGAATGATGGAATCAGGAAGCTCGTCAGCGTCGGTTATCGGATCCTGAAGGTAGACAAGAAGCGTGACGAACCATCCGGGGTAGAGACCTGGAGGGCGATTCGTTGGCTCCCTTACGAGATCTCGATAGTCAGTGTGCCCGCTGACCCGACGGTAGGTGTGGGCAGAAACCACGATCAATCTGAAAACGAAGTGGAGGTCGTTGAACCTCCCAAGGAGAATACCATGAATACACGCAGTTTGAAATTTGACGCTGACCCCCCGAATGGCGGAGGCGGCGCACCACCGGTGAAGCCAAGCAAGGCGGAGATCGAAGTCATCGAGAACAAGGCCCGGGATCTGGAGAAGGACCGGATCAAGCAGATCAACTTCATCCGCGCCAAGCAGGCCTCGCGCGTGGCCAAGATGGACGAACTCGCCGACAAGGCGATTGCGGATGACACCGACATCAACGAGTTCCGCCGCATCATCTTCGAGAACATGGACGGGGTGGAGCGCATCGATAACCCGGAGCCGAAGATCGGCATGAGCGAGAAGCAAATCGGCTCATACGATCTTCGCAAAGCCATCCTCGAATTCGGCGACAACGGGAAGCTGTCGGGTTTGGAAGGGGAATGCAGCCGCGAGTTTGCCTTGAAACAGAAGCGCGACGCGCAGGGTTTTTGGGTGCCGGAAGATGTGCTGGCCGTGGGCCGGGACATCCTGGGCCGACCCCTGAAACGTGATGCGCTGGTGGGCACGGCATCATTGGGCGGCAACGTGGTCGCAACGAACCTGCTCGCCGGCAGTTTCATCGAGATGTTGCGCAACCGGCTGGTGCTGTCGCGCGCGGGCATGATGACCCTGCCGGGCCTCGTGGGGAACGTGGCGATTCCGCGGCAGACGGGCGGCGCGACGGTCTATTGGGCGGCAACGGAAACGGGGACATCGACCGAGAGCGACGCGACGTTCGACCAGGTGAGCCTTGCACCCAAGGGGGCGACGGCGATGATGGACTACAGCAAACTGTTGCTGACCCAATCGACGCCGGCCATTGACGCGCTGCTGCAAATGGACATCGCGAAACAACTGGCCATCGCCATCGATCTCGCTGGCCTGCACGGTTCCGCTTCTGGCGGTCAACCGCGGGGCGTGATCAACGTTTCTGGAATCGCCGATATTTCCGATACGAATGGTCGCAGCCCGACCTGGGCGGACATGGTGAATCTTGAAAAGGAAATCGCCGTGGACAACGCGGATGTGGGCTCGCTGGCTTACATCACCAACCCTCTCGTGCGCGCCAAAATGAAAACCGTCGAGAAGGCGACGAACACGGGATTGTTCCTGTGGGCGGACGTGGCGCAGACGGCCGGCGCCGACGGAATCCCGGTTGGGCAGGTGAACGGCTACCGCGCGTTCGTGACGAATCAAGTGGCTTCCAATCTCACGCAGGGCACCTCGACGACCATTTGTAGTGCCCTTTTCTTCGGCAACTGGAGCGATCTGTTGCTGGCGATGTGGGGCGGGCTCGATCTGTTGGTTGATCCATATACACAAGGCGCGACGAGGGTTTACCGGCTTTTGGCGTCGCAATATGTGGATTACGGGGCAAGGCACGCGCAGAGTTTCGCCGTTGATAAAGGCGTTCTCGTTACGTAGAATTAAATCAGGGGAAATTTTTCACGGCCGCGTTTCAGAAATGGAGCGCGGCCTTTTTCTTATGCCTGTGAGTATCTTGTGAACAAGATTAGGTTGACTTATCACTATTCCAGAGTTGTAATCGACGCACGGTAGAAAGGCAGAAAGACGGCGCGGCAACCTTTCAGGATTCCCGCATCACCGGCTGAGACCAGAGCTACCCGGATACAAAGGTTCTAAATGAACACCTTAAAGGTGAAATGGACGGGCGTTCGCCCACTTCTCATGCACAATGGCCGATTGGCTGATCCCCTTGACAACTTCGCCAAGCAAATGAAGGAGCTGAACAAGAAGCGCAAGAAAGAGGACGACGATTATCTTGCGATGGGCGACGTGGAGCTTGAAGGCGGGCTTTATTGGGATGACACACACGGCGCGCATGTGCCGAGCGATAACATCGAGCGATGCATTCAACTTGGGGCGCAAAAGAGCAAGCTCGGCAAGGATGCGCAAGCGGCGGTGCTCGTGAGCGACGAAGTGGTGAAGCTTTCCTACGATGGCCCGAAGGAGAAAAAGAAATTCCTGGCCGACGAGAGATTCCGGCTGCGCAAAAGTGTAGCCATCAATAACAGCAGGATCGTGCGCGTGCGACCAATGTTCCCGAGTGGATGGTGGATACAGTTCACCATCGAGCATGACTCGACGATCATTGGGCGTGAAGCGCTGGTGCGGGCTATGATCGATGCCGGCGCATTGGTTGGGTTGGGCGATTGGAGACCGAAGTTCGGGCGCTTTCTGGTGGAGGTATTGAATTGATTTGGCAAGCCGAGGCATGGCAGGGCGAGGCACGGCAAGCCGGGGCGGCGATGCGGCCCGGCAGGGCTGAGCAGCGGCAGGGGCATGGCAACATCATCCCTTGGGCTAAACACCCAAGGGAAAGCTTTTCAAAATTATGAGTGATAAAAATGGAAACGTAGAGGTTCTGAGGCTGCCGCTGTGGCGGGCGTGCCTGGATGAAATGCGGGAAACGGGGTTCACTTATCAGTCGAAATGGCCTGTGGAATTCTTCGAGGAACGGCTGCGCGTGAAGCGCGACACGCAAGAGTTCGCCTTCGCGATGGTAGACCTGCGAAAAGCAATCGAGGAAGAAGACGGCTACAAACTCAAGAGTTCAGAGAACGGGCGGGTGTGGTCAATCCCGACCGGCTACGGCCATGAAGGAGTAGCGCACACTTTTGACAACAAAGTGAGGAGCTACATGGTGCGGTCGATCAACATTCGCTCGGCAACTTTACAGAACCCGCGAGCGGCGTTGACGATCACGGAGCGCGCCACGATGGAAAAGAATCTGGAGACAGCGAGCAAGAAACTGGTGCTGGTATCGCGGGCGGTAAGCATTTCACGGGTGCTTGAGAAGCACCAGCCGAAGTTGCTCGTTAAACACTCTCGGTAGGCCAAGGCTTGCCAGGGCAAGGCGGGGCACGGCAGCGGCACGCCACGGCATGGCTGGGCTCTGCGCGGCAAATCCACTACCGCTCGGTTCTTTTGGGGCCGAGCGGTAGCAGTTTTTATCCCTTGCATTAATTGCGCTAATGTCTGAACGTTCTGAACGTTATGGCAAAGAAAACTCGGAGTATCAAAATCACCCATCAATGTCTGCATGAAGGCGAATCGCTGCGCGTCGGCCAAAAGGTAACGTTGCCGGAGGAAGAGGCCGGCTACCTGGTGCACTTGAAGCGAGCGGTTTACGCTGAAGGCGAAGATCCGAAGGTGGAGAATCGCGACCCGAAACGGGCGTAACCGGACCCTCACCCTGACCCTCTCCCTCTGGGAGAGGGAACCCAAACAGGGGAACCTTTTATGCACGGATACAATCGGGTGACGCCGTGGCGTTATGGCTGGGCGATTGTCCATGCGAATGACGTTTACGTGGGGCGTTCGGTGGAGGTTTACGGGGAATTTTCGCGGGAAGAAACCGAGTTGCTGTGCGGGTTGGTGGATGGCAACTCGGTGGTGGTAGAGGTGGGCGCGAACATTGGGGCAATCACGGTGCCGCTGGCGCGCAAAGCCGGGTTGGTGTTCGCAATCGAACCGCAGTTGCAAACGTATTATGCGTTGTGCGGGAATCTGGCGATGAATTCGGTGGGGCACAAGGCGCGCGCGCTGAACGTGGCGGCCGGGGAAGAGCGCGGTTGCATACCGGTGCCAATGCTGGATCTGTGCCGGCCGGTGAACGTGGGCGGGTTAAGCCTGGGGAACCATTCCACGCCGGAGACAGCCTGTGAAACGGTGGCCATTCTGCCGATTGACGATCTGAGTTTGCAGCAGTGCCGCTTGCTCAAGGTGGATGTGGAGGGAATGGAGCTGGAGGTGCTGAAAGGAGCGGCGCAGACAATCGAGCGGTGCCAGCCGATTCTTTACGTGGAGAATGACCGGGAGGAGAAGAGCGCGGCATTGATCGAGCATATCAAGGGGCTTGGGTATCAGGTTTATGATCATCAGCCGTGGTTGAGTTCGGCGGAGAACCACAATGGTGTGGCGGTGGATTTGTTTCCCGGGATTGTGTCGATTAATTTGCTGTGCTTCCCGCCGGGGATGCCGCCTGGGGATGTTGTGCAGAGGATGAAGCGGGTGTGATTAAACCCTCAATCAAAGGTCGCGCTGTAATTTGGGGCGTTCGCGATGTCTGCCCGATAGTGAATATCCCGCCGGATGCACTGGACGTTCAAATCCTAATGCGCCCAAACGCCGTCGCTGTGGCGTTCGTAAGGTTCACTGACCGGACCGAAGAATGGATCATTGAACCAGCAGGCGGCCTCTTGAATTGCAAGGAATGGAAGCTGGGTTGGCGCGCTTTCAGGAAGGATGGGGAACCAGCCTCGGTGCTTGTCGCTGCGCTAAAAGGCGCGAATCAAAATGACTGACTCAGTAAAGTTCAAGCTTGGCCAGACGGTTTATTTTGTTGCCGGCGAACAGCGGGGCATCCTGACCGGAATCGTCTTCAGGCCGAGCCACGTCATGTATCTGGTTACCTGGGGGAATGACCTCAGCGAACGCTGGCACAACGAGTGCGAATTGTCGGCGGAGCAGTCTGTGAGTGTTTAAAATGATTACTGTTCGGGGCTTGCGCGATATGCGCCGGATTTAAGACGTTCGTGCCATTTGCCATGCCACCAGCGAGCCACAACAGGATCAGTTTCCGGCGTGCCACTTCCATCAGCGCAACATAGCCCTATGCCCGGCGGGAGAGACGGGTCTGCAATTATTTTGATCCCTTCCACCTCGGAAACCTTCACGGACTGCAGGTCTGGGTTTCTGTTGAACACGGACAGGAGTTGATCGAGATCACTTCGGGTGAACGACATTTTATTCATACGGTTGGCTCACTGGAAAGCTTCATACTTCGTCCGTCGCCTTCGACAAAAAACCAGGTTTCGGAGATGCCGTCAGGGTCGGTGATTGTCACGCGCTCGCCGGGTTTTGGAATCTTCCCGGACCAATTTCTCAACACGAGGTTAAGTTCTTTCGGGCCCGACGGCAGGGGCTCAATGTTGCGCTTACTGTAAACGGTCTCCTCATATTCCACGGTAAACACCTGCTCGTTTCCGGCGGCGCAACTGTCGTGATGATCTAAAAAGGAATCAAGCTGCGAGATATACTCCTCGTCGGTGCGAACATTGCGATGGTAGCCCACTGGGCCGACTCCGATTTTTGCGATCTGGAAAGCGTAGTCTTCGAGCTTGTCCGAGTCACACCTGCATTCGCTGCAAACAAGATACATGCGATTGTTCGCCATACGCCCGCAACTCTGCGGTGATGGCCGCGAAAACGGAAGCCCAATCGTGAAGCTGCGGCTGACGGAAAAGGCGGAGGCTTGGATACCACGGTGAATCTGTGCGGTTGAGCATCCAGCGCCAGTCCGGGGCGTGCGGGATCAGGGCCCAGCATGGTTTTCCGATGGCGCCGCAAAGGTGAACGAGGGAGGTGTCGACGCTGATAACGAGGTCGATTTCGGCGAGGGCATGGACGGTGTCGAGGTAATCCTTGGCAGGGACCGCCTGAAGGCGGAACTCCGGCGCTCTGTCCGGCTGCGTTAGGTTGGGATTGTCGAGGGCGTCCATGGAGCGGTGGCCGAATTGGAAGCTGACGATTTCGTGGCCCATGGCCTTCCACTGCTCGAGGGGCCAGGCTTCAAGGTTGGTGGAGCGGTAAAGGTCCTGCGCATGATCGGTGGAGCCGGCCCAACATATTCCTATTTTGTAATGGGGACCGCATAAATGCGGAACTCCGGCGCTCTGTCCGGTGATGTAGGGCGCCGGCGGGATGGTCTCGACCGTCGTGCCGAAGCGCAGGGGCAGGGACATGACCGGGCAGTGAAAATCGAAGTTCTCCAAGGGGTCATTGGTTTCGTAGAGCTTGTCAAAGCAGCCCATGGTTTCGGCCAAGCGATGAAGGGCCTTGGTGAATCCGCCAAGGAGGGTGCAGCCCATGGCTTTGAGGAGTGGCGCGTAGCGAAGCATTTGGATGACGTCGCCCGTGCCCTGCTCGCCCCAGATGAGGAGGGTTTTGCCCGCAAGGGGCTGGCCGGTCCATAAAGGGCGCGGGACATCTGGCATTCTCAGTTTTGACTTGGGGTTGTCGAAGCGGGCTTCGTAGTCGCGGAAGCCTTCGGTGAAGTTGCCGGCGAGCAGGTGCATGATGGACCGGTTGAAGATAGCTTCGCCGCTAGGGCGAACCTGGATGGCGCGATGAATCCACTTGAACGCGCCCCGCAGGTCTCCGGCCCATTTGAGGGAAAGGGCGTAGTTGCAGAGGAGTTCGTGGTTATCGGGCCAGAGGTCGACCCCGCGGCGAAAGGAGGCAAGGGCAAGGTCGCGTTCGCCCAAGAGGGTGAAAATAGAACCGATGTTGCAATGGCAGGCGGCCTGGGTGCGCGGATGGTCGGTGAGCGCGAGGACTTGCGTCATAATGCGCAAGGCGTCCTGGTAGCGCTTTTGGGACATGGCTTCGGTGCCGAGTTGGCCCCAGGCGATGGGATCGGCTTTGGCGGCAAGGGCGAAGTGTTTGGCGGCCGATGGTTCGTCACCACGATCAGCGGCGAGGACGGCAGATTGGAAGTGACGTTCGAAAGCGGCGCGGCGAGAGGCGATGCGATGAAGGGTTGCAGTGGCGAGCATGCGCGGTTAGCATAAGCGTAGCTAATGAAGCTGGCAAGCATGCGCAGTAGACTGGAGGCTGGTTCCAGCGTCGGTCTCATAAGCCGACCCACGCGGGTTCAAATCCCTGCCTGCGCAACCAATGTAACCAAAAAACAAGAACACATATGCACTACAGAAACGGCAGAGAAGCAAAGAACGGCGACAAAATTGTTAAGCTGAGCATGGACGACCAAGGCAGAGTTGTCGCCTTTGGTGTCCTTCACAGTGCCACCCCCGGCAACGATTACTGCAACGGCAACATTGCGCCCATTCAATCACCCACAGAAGGCGCATGTATGTGTGACTGCCTGCACGTTGATGATCTTGCCGCAATCCTGGCGGAGAAAGGTCTCGATAAACGACCGGCTGGAAAGTAAAGGCCGTTCCGCTTTGACAACCAATTTACACCACAAGCGAGGGCACTTTCATAAGCGGCCGGCGGCGGGGTCGGAAGTTCGGATGCGCGGGTGCGCTCTCGCGCCTGTATGGCTGGTGCTGCGCCCAATCTGTGCGACCGCCGCGCTGTTTCTTTTGGTGGGCTGCATGTCGAAGGGTTACCGGCATTGCGTGGGTTACATGGGGGCGACGTATTGCATTGACCGGCCGCATTATCACGAAGGGACGAACACGGTGGCGCGATGACGACTGAAGAAATCCAAAAGCGGCTTGACAAGATCAAGAGCACATCTGGCGACCCGGAGGAGGCGCACTTTCGCGAAGATAGACTCTGCGTCGACTTCATTCGCTACATCTCAACCATCGAAAACACGGAATTGGCAGCAAAGGCCAAGTTGGTGCTTTCATCGAGACGAATCGGCTTTCAGCGGTGGTATTCTTGACCATGAACAATTTCGATGCAGCGACTTACGATTTGCTGGGAATGATCGAGGATCATCCGGTGACGGCGACGTGGGAGGGGGCCGATTACGAGGGGACGACCGGCGGGATCGTGACGTCGCAGGAATTGGAGCCGGGCGGGTTCCTGGAGGATTACGATTTCAAGTGGGTGACGAG